TAATAAATACTACGAACATATACCATTTATTAAAGATAAATTGGGAATTAAACCGCCAATTATGTCGCAAGAATTAGAAGAAACATTATGTAATCTTTTTATTGAATTACAGGCGCCTTATTCTAAGTTTTGCCCCGATGACAGAGTTAATTTTTTAAATTATTATTATACTGCATATAAGTTATGCGAACTTTTGGGTGAAGAAAAGTATTTGCCACTATTTCCTTTACTCAAGGATAGAGAGAAGCGTATAGAACAAGATGAAATTTGGAAGAAAATTTGTGGCGAATTGGATTGGGAATTTATACCAACTATTTAATATGGTCTGTAAGGAAATAATTGTAATTCTCTCGTATTGAAAATCGAATTATTTGGATCATATGCGTTTGCTCCTACACCATTACCATAACAAGCGCCGCCTTTATAAGTTTTACGGTTGCGACTACGCATTCTGCGCATTTTACGCATTTTGCGGCTACGGGTTCTACGTTTGCGTCTTCCTCCTTGTGGAAAATCAACTACAGAGCGTGGTGATTCTGGCTCTAAATCTTCCATATTTAATGCGGGTCCTGGCTGAAAATTATTATTAACATTTATATCCATTTCCATTTCCATATCCATTGCTGGTGGATTAACACCATTTGAAACATTATCTTCTTCATCTAAATTAGCAATTTCATTGTTTGCTTCATTTAAACTATCAATTAATTCTTGAGGTGTAAATGGATTACCTGTTTGTGGATTTGTTTGTTGTAAAGACATACGAATTAAATTCATATTGTCAATGTTAAATTCGTGTAAAGTATTAATTTGTTCTGCAGTAAATCCAAGTGTCATTAATTCTTGTTCGTTTAATTGTCCGCCTCTCATTTTTCTAGAATGTCTTCTATTAGATTTTTTATTACTCATTCCTTTACTACGTGTTTTACGTGCCATAATATATTATAATTATATTTAAAATATATTATAGATTGTTAATTAATTTAAAATCCGCCTGGAAAGCGAACTAAGTTGGCACCAATACCAAATCCGGCACCACTGCGTGCAGTTACACCCATAGAAGGAACATAAGTATCTAGGATACTAAATGTGGCGGCAGCAGTTAAGGCAATCAAAACAATTTCCTCAAAATTCAAGGAACGTTTAGGGATAGCATATGCAGCAATTGCAACCATTAAACCTTCAACGAGGTACTTAATAATTCTCTTAACAAGTTCAGCAACGTTAATAAGACCGAGCATTTATATTAAATAAAAAGAAAAAAAATATATATTATGCGATAAAAAACTTAAAATTAAATCCCTTAAGTAATTAAAAATGAGTCGCACTAAAGATAGTAAATCTACCAAACTCCCTTTTGAGAGAAAAGAAGTTAATGGCAAACCAAATCCTAAATATGTTGATATGCTTACTGAAGACAAGCCTATTGCCGGTCAAAAATATGCTTGTGTCTCCTTTTGTTTTCCTGAAGATATCTTGAAGGATAAAAACATTTACTTTTTCGAACAATTCCTAAAGAAGTGGGAATTTAACAAATCAATGGAAAAGTTTATTCAATTCTTGAATTTTACTTCATATAAATATAATGTTTCTTTTGAAGATCTCTCTAATGACTTTAAGGAATTTGTGAAGGAAGAAAAGGAAACCCTTGCCAACTCCAGTATGGATGACGAATACAAGACCTTCCTTGATAACAATGAAGAAGAATTACAAAAGCAATTTGACATTGAACACAACTTCCAAACCAATGTTCGTGGCATTAAAATTCGCGGTGTTTATCCCAGTTTGGAAGAAGCCGAAATGAGATGCAAATTGCTAAATGAAGCGGATCCTTATCACGATATTCACGTTACTGATGTTGGTTTATGGGCGCCTTGTAATCCTAAGCCTTATAAGACTGGTCGTGTTGTTTATCCTGAAGAGGAACTTAATCAATTGATGAGTGAGAAAAATAAGAATCAAGAAAGAACCGATTTGGCATTTAAGGAGCGTGTTAATGAAGCAAAGAAGAAGGCAATTGAAGAAAACGTTAAGAATGCAGAGAAATCTGGTAACGTTCTTACTCAAACTGTTGACGAAGAAGGTAACCTTATTGGTGTTAATAATGCCAATACTCAAGAGTTCGCACTTAGAGAGCAAGATATAATTTCAACTGCGGATATTTGTAACGAATTATTCGAAGGTGAAAATATTGTTATTGGTAAGACTGATAACGGACAAAGTCAATTAGTTTCTGGTCCTTTTGCAAGTAAAACCAAGGATTCTATGGAACAAGTGGACTAAATATACTTTTACACCTTATAATTATTAAATTTTATATTTATATATTATAATGGATACTTTTACAACGTTATTTTGGTTTTTTTCGATACTTTTTATTAGTTTATCGATCTATTTATTGTGTTTTACTAAAAAAACTTATATTTTTTATATGCAAATTATTGCAGGATGCGGAATATTCGCAACAAGTAAGATTGGTCGTAACTTTTTAGGGTTAGCATAATATAAATATATTTAAGAATAATTTATAATATATTTATATTGTATACAATGTCAAAAAATTTAGCAGATTTTAGCAATATAAACGATTATTTACCATTATTTAATGCTGTTTTAATTACAGATTTATTTGTAATTTTATTATTAAATATAAGGGTGATTAAATCACAGGTTTTAAAAAAATGGTATTTACAATATAATTTATCGGCTGTTATAGCTGATGTATTGATTATATTAATTGGATTAATTATTACAAGAGCAATTTATTATTATATATTTGATAGTTTTTCAATAGTAAAATTTATTATTTTAGCTGTAATAGTTCAAATTATACATGATATATTATTTTATAAATTTTTTAGTAGTATACCAAGAGGAGTAAATAAAATGATTGATACATTTAAGGATTACGCGAGTGAAGTATCATATAAAGCAATTTTAGCTGATAGTGGGATGATGATAATGTCGTGCTTAATTGCTTACTATCTTGTAAATAAAAATGCTAATACTAATATAATTGTATTAATTTTATTTTTATATTTATTACCATATTTATTATACAACTGATTATAAAGTCAATAATATTATTTATCACTTTTATTGTATTATTATACTTTTTTTAAATATAATATAAATGACTATAATATAAATGACTGATAGTAAAGAAAATATACAAAAATTCGTACAAAGCAGAGGCAATATCACGCTAATGAAGAAGATGTTAGATGAAGGAACTATCTCTGATATTAATATTATATTTGATAATGGTTTAACTACAAATACTGCTCTAATGTTTGAGACTATGTATGGAACTTTAGAAGGAATGAAATTTTTATTAACCCATAATGCTGATCCAAATATACAAGATAAAAATGGTTGGACGGTTCTTCACAAAATTGCCAATTTAGGAGAAATAGATAAAAAGGTCAAAGTTAAACAACTTGCCAAACTGCGTCTCCTATTAGACTATGGAGCAGACAGGTCAATAAAGACCAAAAATGGTAAGAGTGCGTTAGATTTAGCAAAAGGAACATTGAGTTGCAACGATTGTATCAAAATGCTTTCTCAAGTAAAAAATAAAAAAACCTTAAAGCGACTTAAAAGAAATACAAAGAGAAACAAAAAAAATAGTCGAAAAGTATAATTTTTAATTAATACATTAATAATAACTTAAAATTAAATAAATAATATAACAAAATGAAAATATGTTATATTATTTCAACATGCAACAAATATTTAGATACCCGAGTTTCTTATCAAATGGAAACTATGTTTAAAAATATAAATAAAAACGATATTTATTATCTAACATCAGCGCCAAATATAGAAAAAAGACAATTTGGTTGGTATTCAATGGATGATACTCAAAATATTACATGGAAATACATACATTTTATTTACAATATGAATGGAGAGTTTTTAAACTATGATTGGTACATATTTATTGATGATGATACATTTGTTTTTACAAATCGTTTACTTAAATATTTAACTCAATTTAATCCAGCAGAAAATTATTATATTGGAAATGAGTTAGACCATATTAAAAAAGAATTTTGCATGTATATGTCAGGTGGTGCAGGATATGCGATTTCTAATGCTTTATATAACAAAATTTATGAATATATAAGAAAAATTGGTATTAATGAGGCATACTATCCATTATCTAATTTAAAAGAACAATTTTGCGATGATTTATGTGTTGGAATATGGATTAAAGAAATTGGAAAAAATCATAAAATTTATCAAATGCACAATAACAACTTTCATTTAGATATTCACAAAGAAAATTCACAACTTTTAAATGCTATTACATTTCATAAAATTATTACAAAAGAACAATTTAACTTTTATACAAAAATTTTAAATGATAACAAATATGACACCGTTTTTGCTCTTGTAACAGACGCATCATATTTTTCAAAGGCTAAACGCACCATAATTGATTTGCGAAGTAAAGGTAATTGGCGCGGACCTATTGCGCTTATAACTATCGGTTTTGATTTAAACGCAAATTTTGCCGATTTTTACGATATATTAGAAGTTAAATTTGATGCCATAGATAAGACGCAAATGCTACAATTAATTGGTAAAAGCGGATTTTCTGATGGTGACAAGAGAGAATTAACAAAGCTTAATCAATGGGAAAAATTACATATATTTGACGAATATTTTACGCAATGGCAGCGTGTTGTATATTTGGACGCAGGTCTACGTGTTTTAGACGATGTTAAATATTTATTGGAAGTCGAATATAAAGGCGCAATAATCGCGCATCAAGACGGAGAAATTACACCTCATCTAGAATTTCTCACGCAAATAAGTCATGATAATCCAGAATTAGTCGCAAAATTGGTTGCCGAATATGGCAGCGAAATTTTGAAGTCAAATCATATGTTAAATTGTATGTGGATTTATGATACAGATATATTAAAAATATGTGATAAATCGCAAATGATAAAAGCAATGAATAAATGGCCGCTTTGTAAAAGAAATGAAATGACAATTATGAATTTGTTATTGCATTTTAAATATAAATTATGGAAAAAAATACCGCAAAAGGCGTCAAATGGAAAAATATTATTTGATTGGTCAGAAGTAATAACTTCTAATAAGGTTACTTGGAGAGATTATTGTTTAATTAAATATCCTGTTACTATTCAGTTTGATGATTGTTAAAGCGAAGCGACTGATTAAAACCAACGGTGACTGTTTAAAGTGAATGTGACTATTTAAGCCTTTTTAAAGTGAGGTGCCAAATATTTTTGAAGATTAAAGTAAGTAAGTTCATCAGTTGGTTTTACTTTTAATAAATTTCTAAGCTGTTCATTACAATTAATAATACGACCATTATTTTTATCTTGAAGTTTATTTACACGAATATATGCGTTTATTGCTTTAGAAACGTCTACTCTTGACATTTTTGTTCCAATACTTTTACCAAGAAATACTGCTAATTCATCTGAAATAGGTGTAGATGATAGAAATAAAGATTGCGCCTTTGCTTTTTTAATTGGTTTAACTTTACATTTTTGTAATTCTTCATACTTGCAAAATAATTTTAAGTTTTCCTTATTAATTTCCATTAATTCCTCCATAGAATTGTATTGTTTCTTTTTAAGTTCATCATTAGATTTCTTCATAATTATTTTACAATAATCTTTGTCAGATCTTGAATTCAATGTATAATTACATTTATTAAGTAAAATTAATAGTTCATTATTTGCCTTCATTAACTTTAAATTACCATTTAATATTTCTTCCTTATCCTGATTGCTTAAATTGTTAACATTTTCATAATGTACTACACCGAAATTACGCATTCTCTCTCGTTTTGCCTTTCTATTACTTTCAATTAGTTTTGAAACAGGGTCAACAACTTCTTCTTTTTTTACTTTAACTTCTTCTTTTACTTCAATTACTTCATTTTTAACTTCAACTTTTTCTTTTTCTTCAATTACTTCATTTTTTACATTGCTGTTATTTTCAATAATTTCTTCAGTAGTATAAACTTCTTCAATTTCAGCATATGCTTCATTTATTGACAAATTTACGTTGTCAGATTCTTTAACGCTCATATCCTTGTAAACTATAGTTATTTCTGCATTTCCAATATCTTCAATGGTAATGCTATTATTACAACCCTCAATAATAAAATTATTTATTCTAAGTTTATTATCATCAAATAATCTATTTACATTCATAATATTAATATCTAAATTCATCATATCTTTAGTAGTTCTTTTTATTTGAAGATTTCTATTGCTGACAATAAAATCCGTATTGAAAATATTAAACTGAAACTTTGCGTTCATTCTGCTATACAATTAATACATTAAGATATAATGTATTAATTAAAATCAATTTTATTTTAAACAGTAAAAAGGTTTGTTTGTTATGTTCTCCCCATTTTTCGTTATTTAAACTTGCTCCCGAAGTTGCGGGAGAAAGATTTTTATAATCAATATCAAGTTTAAAATGTTTTTCTAAAACTGTTTTTGCGTGATATTTTTATTACCATTTTGTCGTCTTTTTTACACTAATTTTAGGTCCGCCTCCCTTCTTTTTCATTGAATTTGGGTCATATTTCTCTTCTTCGTCGTCTGAGCCTATGCTCTTAGATAATTCCCAGAATTCTTTTGAGCCTAATCTGAAATCACCGTGCGAATCCGCTTTATACCAAAAAACTTGGTCTCTTAATTGATTGGATTTAGAGTTGTTATTGATTACCAAGCACTCATAATTTTCAGTACATTGGTCCATAACCTGACAAAATGATTCAAATGTAGGGAACATACCTGCATAATTTTCATAAATACGCTTACGATTTGCAATGTAATTCTCTCTTAAAATAAATACATAATCTATGTTGGTTCTTAATGTTGGTGGAATACCAAGAGGATATTGCATTGTTATGACAAGCATTACCTTCCAATGTCTGCCATTCATGAAGAGTAATCTCATCATTTTATCGCGTGACCAAGTGTTATCATATAAGCAGTCATCTAAAATAACAAATGCGCGAGGATCTATCGTGGTTCTTTTATAAGTCTCCATTTCCTTTTTTATTTGTTTTAATACAGTTCGCTGACGCTTTAAGATGTTCTCAATAATCGCAGTATTGTATTCATTGTGCACGAACAATTTTGGCACCATTTTTCCATAAAACCCGTTACCTTCTTCAGTTCCCGAAATAACAGTTCCAATTGGAATGGCTTGTTGATAAAATAGTAAGTCGCGAACCAAGAAGGATTTACCAGTATCTCTCTTACCAATTAACACAACAACAGGACCTTTATTTTCATCCGGTTTGAACTGAATGCTTTTCATATCAAATTTTCTTAACTCGAGAGAAGACATAATTATAATACAGATTTAAATAAATTTTTTATTTTTTAACGCAATAATATTATTAGCAATAATAATAAGTTAAAAATGAATTTAATTTATATATTAAATACCTAAAGAATGATAAAAGTCAATTATCAAAAACGAAAGAATCAGGAACTTTTTAAAAGTTTAGAAAATCCCAAAACTATTTTTCTCTCTTCAGCGCAAAATTACATTCCTATTTATAAGAGATTCTTTGCATTAAACGAAATAAATTACAACAACATAAATCTAAACAATTTTTATTATTTAACAAGTGTTAAAGAACATATTGATGAAGACGACGAATCTAATACTTATAATTGTAAAGTATCAAAAATAACTGGAGTATCGAACATAAAAAAAGAAGTGTTTTTTAAAATGGCGCCATTATTAGACCCATTTAAGTATTTAGTTGGTAAATATGACCCTGAAGATAAACGCAATTTTACATTGCCTTCTTTAAATTCAACTACAGATAATTGCAATCCTAAATTTATCGATGAAAATAACTCCGCATATGTAGATGGATTATTCTTATTTCTCTCCAGCAAATTAATAAACGACCATAATTTTATGCCGGGCGTTGATTATTATGGTTCTTTTTTAGGTATTAAAAATAATTATGTTATTAATGCGTTTGATGATATTGATTATTTAAATAACTCGGAATTTTTCAATAAAAACAAGAATATTTTGTTTAAAATAGATGATTACGAGCATTTATTTATACAAGAAGGCGACGGAAAATTAAAACCAATTACAATTGGGAAGGATGTTAGTATGAAATCTAATTTTTCAATCAAGTCTTTTGATAACGAACAATTTGAGGATATTTTTGAAGAAAATGTTATTAACTTAGGTGATTTAAAGGATATGTCAGTTGATTTAGTTGATATTACAAATACAGATTTAATTAATACAGATGCTAAAAATGTAACTTTAAAATCAAATTCATCATGTTCTTCAAGAACCTCTTATACAAACGAAAACGATGCGGTTGAATGTAGTGATTGTAATGAAAGTGAAAGTAATAATGGCGAAAATAACAATTATGAAGAAGGCAGTAATACTTCTGAAACTGTTTGGAAACACGAAGAAGAGTCTGGTGATGACTTGTCTTCATTTGAAGAAGAGAGAATTAATGTAACCATTCCTAAATTTCCAATTCAATTAATATGTATGGAAAATTGCGAAGATACGTTTGACAATTTAATATTAGAAAAAGATTTGTCAACCGAAGAATGGTTATCCGCATTAATGCAAATTATAATGATATTAATTACATATCAAAAGGCCTTTAGTTTTACCCATAATGACTTACATACCAATAACGTAATGTATAATAAAACTCATCACAAATTTTTTTATTATAAATACAAAGATAAATGCTATAAAGTCCCCACATTTGGTCGTATATTTAAAATAATAGATTTTGGCAGAAGTATTTATAAATTTGATGGCAAACTATTTTGCAGTGATAGTTTTCAAGCGGGTGGTGATGCTGCTACCCAATATAATACCGAACCCTACTTAAACGAAAAAAAGCCACGTTTAGAGCCAAATTATAGTTTTGATTTATGTCGTCTTGCATGCTCTATATTTGATTACATTATTGAAGATTTTGATGAAATTAAGGATTTAAGTAAGTGTAAAGATCCAATTAAAAGAATTATTGTTGAATGGTGTTTAGATGATAAAGGTATTAATATGTTATATAAGGGTAATGGTGTAGATAGATATCCTGATTTTAAGTTATATAAAATGATTGCACGCTGTGTACATAATCATACACCTCAAGCGCAATTAAAGAGACCGGAATTTGACTATTTTTCACATTTTACGGATAAAATACCAGTTGGAGAATTAATAGATATTGATGATATACCATGTTATAGTTTAGAAAATTACATTCAAATTGTATAATATAAATATATTACTATATATATATTATGAGTTCATTTGGCTTTATAATGACGCGACACGTAAATTCCGAGCTAACAAATAAATATTGGAATCACTCAGTAAAGCTATTAAACACTTTTTATCCAGATAAAAAAATAGTAATTATTGATGATAATAGTAATCAAGATTTAGTAAAAGCGGAACATAATTATTCTAATATTGAAGTAATACAATCGGAATTTCCAGGTCGTGGAGAACTGCTGCCGTATTATTATTTTATAAAAAACAAATTTTTTGATAATGCAGTAATAATTCACGATAGCGTTTTTTTTCATATTAAAATACATTTTGAAAAATTAGCATATTATAATGTATTACCGTTATGGCATTTTGATAAATTTGTTGAAAATAAAGAAAATACACTTAGAATTGCAAAAAATCTTAATAATTCATATAATATTTGCAATAAACTTACAGAAGATGAGATTAAATTACTTAAAATAACTAATGATAATAAATGGATTGGTTGTTTTGGATGTCAGGCATTTATTAATCATAATTTTTTATTGCAAATTGAAAGCAAATATAATATAACAAAATTAATATCATATGTTTTATGCAGAGCTGATAGATGTTGTTTAGAGAGAATAATGGGAATTATTTTTTCAATAGAAAACCCAAAAATATTGCATCAAAAATCACTCTTTGGACGTATTCATTCTTATTTAAAATGGGGATATACTTTTAATGAATATGAAGACAACTTAAAAAAAGGCACTATTTTACAACCTGTGGTTAAAGTTTGGACGGGTCGTTAACCGGCTTTAAGTAGTTTTAAGAATAATATATATTATTAAATTAGTAACTTAAAGCCGCCCTACATATGTAAAGAAAATTGCAAGGGAAATGTTAGAAAAAGTTCCCTTCACGTGTAGAAGAGAATATTAAATATTTTATGGGAAAGTTTTTTTGAATTTTGATTTTTGGACATTTATAAATGTCCATTTTTTGAATTTTCCAAAATGATGTTGAAAAAAATCTAATTTGTGACGATAAAAAAATTTTATGGTCTGGTTGCAAAAAAAATAATTTTCATTTTGTTACGATAAATTTTTTTATAAATACTTAAAAACATTTTCTTGGGCTATATAAATGGATACTTTAGAGGACAAAAAGCTGCCAAAATTCTGCCAAAATTCTGCTTTTAAATTTACTTGCAAAATATGTGACTATAATACGTCTAAAAAGAGTAGTTTTGATTCTCATATATTAAGTGCAAAACATCAAAGGATGACAAAGGATGACGCTGGAGGACAAAATTCTGCCAAAATTCTGCCCTTACCAAAAGAAACATTTTTTTGTAGTTGTGGCAAAGAATATCAACACCGTCAAGGTCTTTGGAAACATAAAAAAATTTGTGATATTAGTTCGGAAAATAGTATTGTAAAAAATACAGAATTAACTGATAAAGATTTAATTGTGATGCTAATCAATGAGAATAAAGAATTAAAAACTCTTATGTTGGAACAACAAGGTATGATGATAAAAGTAATTGAAAATGGCACGCAAAATAATAGTGTAAATACAACAAATAATCATACCAATTCACATAACAAAGCATTTAATTTAAATTTTTTCTTAAATGAGACGTGTAAAGAAGCTATGAATATTGGAGATTTTGTTGATTCTCTCAAGATGGAATTATCTGACTTAGAAAGAGTTGGAGAGAAAGGATATATTGAAGGAATTACAAGTATTATAGTTAAAAATCTAAAGGCATTAGATATTACTAAAAGACCAGTTCATTGCACGGATAAAAAGAGAGAAACCATATATATAAAAGATGATAACAAATGGGAGAAAGATGAAGATAAATCCCATATGCATAAGCTTATCAAACGCGTAGTATCTAAAAATATGAAGTTGTTTTCCAAATTTAAGGAAAAGCACCCAGATTGTATGACTTATCACTCAAAATTTGGAGATCAATATCACAAAATTGTATATGAATCCATGGGAGGTAAAGGAGATAATGATTTTGAAAAAAATGAGAAAATCATTAAAAATGTTCTTAAAGAAGTGGTTGTCGATAAAAATATTTAATCAAATGTTAATAAATCTGGTGCTAAATGCGAATTTTCTTTTATTTCTATTTTTTTCGTTAAATGTGCGATCATTTTTATATTTTCATCATTCTCTCTTTGTAGCCTTGCAATAATTAATTTTTGGTTTGAAATTATTTCATTTAACTTTATATTTTCTGTAAAATAGTTCATTTTATTTGCGTTTAAATCAGACAACCATTTGCAGTGCGTTTTTGTCTTAATATGTCCTGCAAAACTTGTGCGAGTGTCAAATACATGTTCTTTTCTGGAACCACACGGACAACGCAGTCCATTTTTAAATTTACTAGATGGCGGCAAATAATCAGAATAATTACCCTTTTCATCTATACTTGGTTCATAAATATCAGGTTCTATTGCTAAATCCATTACTACATAGTTGTAGTAATAGATATTTAATATATTTTAATATAATTTAATTTTTTATTTTTTAAGTGATTTGCGTTTATTTTTACGTGTTTTTTTACCACCAACCCAGTTATGAGGTTGAGCTGTTTTAATATCGGATATTGGTGACGCGGTTGCTGCTAAATTACCACCGCGCATTTTTTTGCTTTTTCTTTTGCCTCCGTATGCCGACGTAGTCGTAGGTGTATAAGACGCAGTTGCAGCAGTTGGTGTATAGGTCGTAGGTGTGTAAGACGTAGTTGTAGGTGTAGAACTTGTTGCAGAACTATACGCACTTGATGCGGCAGACTTTGTTTTATTATATGCATCAGA